CTAACTCGACGTCACGCTCACCGAATCGCATCGCGTAAACACTTGACGCGGTAGTGGCGGTTGTCCCGCCAGCGTTAACGGTCTGGGCGTCTGCGATGTCGTCGAGATTCGTCAGGGTATTTAGCCCAATGAATCCCGCAGCTTGGCCACCGGTGCCAGTGGAATAGAAAATTTGGCTTTCGATTTCCGCGAATGCTTGCCGCAAATGTGCCTGGCCTTCGTCGAATATTTCCGACAAGTAACCATCTTCGCGAGCGTCCGCAACTGCAACGTCAACAGAAAACGAAGCGTCCAGAATCTTCAGCGTTGCCGTGATTGCGACGGTCGTCGAGTCCGTGTTTTCTAATCCGTCATTCTCTGCACGAAACGCAGTGACCGGATTCACGGTACGCTTGCTGTAAGTGATCGTGTTCTTTTGTGCCGTCCGTGCTGCCATCATCGCAACCAGCGGTGCACCATCCAAAACGTCCGAGATGATGAAACCCAAATCGGTATTCATCGTTACCACGTCTGCTGTCGATCGCCATGCATTAGCCATAGCTTAATTCTCCTAGAAAATTGTCGGGTATGTTCCGCGCGGCGGTCGTTAGTTGCTGCTTAGTTTCAGTTCCGTTTTCGCCATGAATTTGGCTTTGTTTGGATCAACTCCGCTGGAGGTCAACTCGGCGATTCGTGCAGCTAGTGCCTGCTCGCCGTCGCTCAGTTGTTCGCCCTCGTCGGTGCTCAATGGTTCGCCTTCGCCGGCAACCATCAATAGAGCCTCGACTTGTGTCTCCAGTTCCGCAATGCGGTCGACCTTGGCTGCCAATTGCATTTCAATGCCATCGATCTTGAGTGCGAAACATTCCTCGAACGTCTTGCCTTCGATGAACCAGGCCGCGCCGATGTCACCAAATGCGGCAACGTATCGCTTGCCTAGATCGCGAGTGAAATCGTCCGTCTGATCAACCGGTGCCGCTGGAGCTTGTACTGTCATGTCTATTTTTCCTTCTGCGAAGTCTCGGCCGTAGTGCCTACGAAGTAATCCCAACGCACGGGCCGCGACGTCATCGGGGTCAGAGTCAGCAAAGTACGTATCGAGAAACTGGGTCACCAACGCCGGTATTCCAGCTCGTGTTTCTGTGTCAAATAGGCCATCCGTTGCCGCACCTTCGCCGACGAAATCAACAGCCCGCAGGCCATTCAATCGGATCGGCTGCAATCCGTCCTCGTTCTCTTCGGCTTGCATTGCTTCCTCGTCGAATACTGCCACAATTGATAGGCCGATATCTTCAGGCGACTCTACTGCCATGTCGAATATGTGACCGGACAGGTCGGCCTTCGCACTGGTCGCCCGGTGGAAGTCCGCCAAAACCGCATTGCCCTCAACCCGAAAGTCTCGTTGTTTCCCGAGATGCTTCCCGAGTCCGTCCTCGCTCATATTTGGATGCGTGAAACGAGCCTTGATTCCAGCGTTGGGACGGTTGCCGAATTCTGCCACCTGGTCCAACGTCGTCTGATCCACGAAATATGGTCGCGGGTCACCCTGCTTCAGCGGCCCCAACTCGATCACCTTCACGCCTCGGATGATGCCGTTCTCACGATCCACCTGCTCCGGTGTTGACCGTAGCGCAATTGAGCGGAATAGGTTATCAGGCTTCGACGGTATTGATGTCGTTGGCATCGTCTGCGTCCCCCTTTGTTACGCTGAGCGATACGCCAGCTGTTTCCGCGTATGTTTGTTCGCCGGCCAGCTTGTCTATCGTGTCCGTCCACTCTTCGCCGTAGACTTCCTTGACGACTCGACTGCGGGTAGTTAACCCGGCCTCGATCGCCATTACGCTGGCCTTGATGTCCTTCAACGGATCCCACCACGGCACCCCGGCGGGTACCCATTCCCACGACAGATTACCGAACGCCATGCCAGCAGGTAGAATCAATTCGCCGTTGCCGATCGCCAGAGCCAAACGCCAGCTAGTGATGTCGTCGAGCAATTCAACCAGGTCGGCCCGTTTAGATTTGCAGCTTGTTAGGTAATGTCCCAACGCCGCACGGCTGCCAAAGAAGTTTGTGAATGATTCGTCGTAAAACGACCACGGCATATCGAGAGACTTCATGGCCGCCATCAGGCATGTCTGAAGGAATGCTTGAAATTCGGTCGACGGGTGTTTGCTCTCCAAGAAATCAACACCGTCACCGGGATCAAGGTCCAGCTTGATTGGCCCCTTCCCGAAGTCGACGGAATAATCGTCGCTGATGGCTTCCGTGTCGTCGCTTTCGCGAGTGATAGCTAGGGCGAATAGTTGCGTGATCTTTGCCTTAGCCTTGGCATAATCTCGCACTTCGCGGACGTCTTGGAAGTCGTTGATCGCCGCAGATAGTGGACTGATCCCCCGTTTGGAATCAAACCCGTCCCAGTACGCTAGTTGGCAAACGTTGGCCGCTCGTACTTCTTTTTCAAATGTGTAGCCGCTGCCCTGGATGCTCCTCTTATGGACTGACACTCCGGCCATCGTCCCACCGCGACCTAGACGTATGCCATGAGCGTATTCCGCACCCTTGGCCATGTCGTCTTTGCGGTCAGGGGTCCGTACTCGATCGGCTTCAATTGCCTGGAGTTGCCCCGTCCGTTGCTTGACGAGAAATACATCGCCGTCCATGACTCGCCGAGCTTCGGCCATGCGGATAAACCGACGCAGGCCGTGACGCTTGCCGACGTCGAACCGTTTCGGCTTGCTCCAACTAGCAACGAATGATTCCAACTGCCGGTTGAATTCAGGATTCGGAGTCCTAGCCTGGAGCGTGAAACTGCTCACGTAGTCCAGATGTTTACGAATCGCCCAAGCTGCTACCGAGAAATTGCGGTTCAGGTCGGCAGCGTTGTTGAGAAGCTGGCGCCGTTGACCCTCGGTCGTCGCGTCGTCGCTACTGCGAATTCGCCGCCCTGGGTCGCGCCGCTTGTGATTTGGTTCGGATGCCTCGTAAGCCACCCCAAACATGCCACGGAGTCTATCGATGAATCCCGGTTTAGCTTCGGCGATCATCCGGCACCATCCAGTCGTACCGTCGACGTGCGACCGTTCTTCAGCCGGTGGAGTCTCTTGCTCCATGCCACCAACTCAGCGCGGGCAGCCGAGTGATTCCACGTCGTGGCCTGCCCATCGAAGCTAACAGACACAGCGCCACCGTTAGCCGCTGCCTGGAGTAATGCAGTGCGTAACGCCGCCACCATCTGCCGGGCGAAGCTAATTTCAGCCGCTAGTTCTGGATCTGCCATTCCCTAATTGTTTAGGCAGCCAGGTAGTCAGACGATAGCAGAAACGAGCGATGCTACTTTCTCGCATTAAAGGCAGTCATCGACATCCGTTCCCATCGACAGCGTTTCGGTACAGGGTGGGCATGGCGGACATGGCGTCTCGTTTCGAATCGTGTACTTTGCCGGGCAGTCGTTGCACGCAACCTTCGACCAAATGATTTTAACCCCGCCGTGCAGCATGGTGCGAATCGTCTCCTTTTTCGTCCTGTCGGGACTGCCGCACACCGGGCAAGTAGCAGGCCTCTCGACAACAATGGCTCTATCTTCCGTCTTAGATCCTGCGGGTCTTCCCGTCTTTTTTCGCTTGCTCATAAGTATGCCACCCTGTCCTTTTTGCGTTCGCGAATCGGCTTGTGTCCTTGCTCGCCGGTTGCTGTCAATGTCACACCCTCGACGCTGGCCGCGATCGCAGTCCCCGACAAGCAATCAAACCAGTGATTATCCGGCCTGTCTGGCCTGATTTTCCATTCGTCGCATTCGCGGCCGCGACCTTCCACCCTAACCGCATACTCCGCTTTCAAGTGGCTGGAGAATGTCTTGTGATGTCGTGGCGTCGCTTTATAAAATGTGAGGCTTCCACGCTCTGCTGGGTCGGTTGCTATCCGGGCATGGATGAAAGACTTCCAGTGATTCGAGTCGAAAACGACGTGCCTGAGTGAACCCTTGCTTTTCTCCACTCGCCAATGCACGCCAATGATCTTGCCTGCCTCTCGCTTCTGTCGCTCATTCAGAGGAAGCGTTGCGGCACCGACGAATGTACCGCGGGCCGGGTCGACTTTCGACTTGTGCGCACTCTGCCTCACCGCCTCGTAGACTACGTCCGTCTGCCAATTTCCATCGACTAGTAGCCTGTCGATCTGCATTTCTAATCCATCGTCTCGCACGTACGTCTTGGAGCAAAGCATGTCGATGCACTCGCCGAGTCCCTTGCTTATTGCAGCCTCGACCGACAGTCCTGGATATCGTTTCCCGAGTGTATTTTTGGCCTGCGAATAACGGAAGTTCAACGCTCGCTGATCCGGGAATGCACCGTACTCCAAAACGTAGCCGGTAAACTTTGGCGTCCACGCTGCCACGCAAAAGTAGAAACAATTCTGTTGAACGTCGATGAACGCTGTCACCTTATTCGCACCCGTCGGCACAACTCGCAATTCGTAGCCGTTCACTCGCTCGGATATCTGCTCAACTGTCAGCGTATCGTCGCCCTTTAATTCGAGCGGTTCGTTTTGGTACTCCGCAGCGAATGTCGCCTCGTCCCGAAAATACAGATTCATGCAATTCTGTGTAGCCGATATCTCGTCCTCATAGAAGCGTTCTACCCACGATGGCATCGAACCTAGATCCATATCGATCCGGTTCTGGCTGTAGTATTCGGTCGCCGGTGAACCATCGCCGTCGTTCCGAAAATCCGCCTCCCGAATCTCCTGGTATGTCTCCCACATGTCCATCCGCGTTGGCATCGACGCTATCAGCTTGGTCCTCTTCCCGTGCCACTCCGGCGCCAGATCCCGATTTAGAATCATGTCGGCCATGTCGGCCCGGCGGATAACAGTACATGGCATGACCCCTGCAATCTTTGTGTTTGGCCCAGCGAGCCCGAGGATATCACCGTTCAACGTGTCGATACGGTCGTCAGTCTGCCGGTTGGAATACGCGCTAGCCCGAGTCTGTGGATCATCCAAACAAACGTAGTCTGGACGAATCACCTCGCCGTCCTGCGTCACGTCCTGCTGGCCACGGATGTCGCCGAGGATTCCGCATGTCGTAATTAAACTTGCCGAGGATACGCTTCCCCGTATCGTGGGAAACGTCAATTGATCAGCGGCCCAAACCATCGAAGTCGGCTTGCCGTCAATCATCTGATTCGTCGCCCGTTGCGGCTTGCCCTCCAGTGCACGGATCGGAACGCACGCCTCAGGGAAGTCTTCGTAGAGCTGCTGGTTAAATCGCAGTTCCGTCTTGATCCCCTTCAGCAATTTGACCGCCTTGGGCTCCGTGGCTCCAACCAGACAAACCCATCGACGGTACCCATAGAGCAATGCCCAGATAGCTGCCGTCATTGTGATCGTGGTTTTTCCGGCTCCGCGAGGCATCGCCAGAGCAAACAGCCCGCCAGCAAACGTCGTGGCCTGCACCCGATCCAGTACGTATCGGTGATCGTCCGACCAGGAAACCTTAAACGCGTCCGGCC